GTGTAAACAATAATAACATTGCATTTAAAGCAAGTGCGAAAGCCCCCCAGCCACAATCAGCAAGATATATTCGCACCCGTTGTCGGTTGATTTGTAAGAAACCAAACAACACCACTAGCATTTAAGGTTTGCTAAACACACAGGCCACTTAACCTGGTTGCGGAATATGTCCACACACATCTAAATTTATGGCTTTAGAGACCCTTGGATTCCGCTCCCACGTCCACCACCGCTCACCAGTTCCCCAACCGGATCCACACGCTGTGATGGAATATTGTCGGCGACCATGGACGTACCATGATCTCACGCTCCAGGCGTGACGGCAGGCTCTTTCCTGGGCCGCCCAGGGTTATTTTCAGATGGGTTGTCTTCCCACATCAATTGATGGTCCATTATGCTTGGAAATGCACACTAAAACTGGCTAGGGTGGTGCCGTTAATACCATTGCGCGTGATCGCATGTTGCCCTTCCACTACTGGGGTTATTTGGGGGGGTGTAGTAATTACCCAGGATGGAAGTCCATCCTCCTTGCCCCTATTGTTGGATTACTCATAAATGTCATCAACTTTAGTTAAAGTTATGGTACAGGCGGTGTTTACGGTCGGTAAAATCCCACCGCCATTAAGAGTAATGGTTTGCACACTGTCGGAACTAACTAATTTAAAGTAGTAGTTCAAAAAACACGACAGAGTACTTGTTCCTGGCTGAGTAGTGACCAAGGATGTGCTATTCCCAAAAACCGTCGGCACACTAGTTACCCCACTGGAGGTTGCTAGAGACGGTATGAAAATTACCCCATTGGTATCACCCTTCCAGATGATAGCCAATAGGTAATTACCATTAGGCACGGAAATATCCATCGAGATGGTCGTCGAATTGACAATGATACCGGGGATGTCCCCGGCCGTTGTAACCTGAACAGTCCCGAGTGGAGATGCACTACTATGCGAAATGCGACTAATAACAGAGGTCTTAGCATCAACACCAATGTCCTCCGGTAACAAAGGCTTGAATAGCTCAACACAATACGATACCCATAACTCACCTAATAACTGGGTGGGGTTCAATTGCGTGGCAATCTGGGTTAACCCCAGATCATAAGATCTCAAATCCTGGCCTCCTGGTACAGCGCCAGTTCTGACATACAACCGCGTTTGTGGTGTGTCAGATTCAGCACACTCAATACCATGAATCATATTCATGGTTGGCTTGACCGAAACAGCATATTCTGCATTCTCCATTTGCACCTTCGTAGTGAATGGTGGTCGATCAGCGTTATAGTTTGTAGCCATAACAATCACACCTGGAGCACCATTCAACACGAAGTCAGTCAACAGTGGACGAAATTCAAAGATTAATCCATGAATTCGATACTGTTGATAGCACTTGGCTACACTACTCAACCATGGGAAAGTGGTGGACAGACCGGGGTTCAATGGGTATGACCTATTCAAAAACCCGACTGATCCGCCAATATCCCCAATATACTCTCTGTTACAAACTATGTTAGTTCTCTCAGAGGTGGAAAATTGAGGTATTTGACGGTCACTAGCTAAGACATTGTATTTTGGTGAGGGACCCATCATCTGGTAGTCCCCACTTCCAAAAATCTGCCCAATGCCAGATCCAAGCCACTTCCCCACGCCCTTCAAATAAGGCATGTTGAACATCTTCCCAACTTGTTGGCCAGCAATTCTGCCGGCATCCGCAAAAGGTGTGGGTTTCTTTTGTCGGTTTTGCACATTTTTCTTCATTTTTCTTGTCATGGTATGGGATACCCTATGACATGGGGACTGTACATCAGTTGTTAACCATTATATGGGTGGTCCGTGCAGTCTCTTGGCATTCTGATTAGCACTAAAATAATAGTTTTGGTCAATTACAACAACTAACCCCATGCTCCTACCGAGCTGGTGGAATCGATCCAAAGCCCGCAAAGCGGATCACTGCCCCATGGGGAGGGAGCGGTAGGTGGGTTGCCACCTATCACTCCCTAGGGTGTAATTCCTGAACGTCTCCTCTATCACGAGCTGTTCATAGGGATGAATCCCAAATGCCAAGTAGAAAGAAAATCGGCATTCGGGTGGTATATGGTCAATGTACCTACGATGCATTCCTCTAGCCATACGTGCGGCCCCAGTCTCCAAAGTCGGATCTGTTAAAGCCTTTGCCCCGTTGGACTCTCTAATGAAGATGGTATAAAATTCCTGCCATAGTGGAAGACCACCAGTCAGGGACATTCCACCCTTTCCCACTGCACTGCACCACCTCTCAAATGTTTTTACACTATTGAGGGGTTTTAAACTCAAACAATCCTTTGAGATAGCAGTTCGTGGGTCACGCACCATGACGTAGCTGGTACCATCATATACCGGATGGCACTGGCAAAAGTTGATCTCCTCAAATGTATGTACGGGTTCCTCAATGGTCATGTCAAATCCATATGACAAAAACCACTCACTCAACCCATTCATAAATCTTTGGAGGTCAACTTTCTCCATGATGGTGACACTATCATCA